ATGGTGTGGTGTATGGTGAGGTTCCACCATACATGGGCACCATACATGAAGCGTGATGCTATCAAGCGGCGACCGCTTGCAGACACCGTGTTGTCTACCCTCGAGCCAGAAGCGCGTGAGTATCGCGAGTCCTATGGCCTGGACCGTCTCTACTTCGTCGTATCGCCAACTGGCCGCAAGCGCTGGGAGGTTCGCTACAAACACCCGATCACGCAAAAGTGGTCGTTCATGGGAGTAGGGGGTTACCCGGACACCAAGGCCAAGAAAGCGCGAGCTCAAGCTATCCAGATTGCCGAGCTGGTAGCCGACGGCATTGATCCCCGGGAGCACCTTAGAGGGGGCGGTGGTGTCCGGACCTTTGGGGTTGTCGCGGAGCAGTGGTACGAGCACAAGCAGATGCAGGGGAGATCGGCCAAGACGCTGACCAAGATGAGGCATTGGCTCGATAATGATGCGTTGCCTGCACTGGGAGATATGGCAGTTGCTGATGTGTCACGGGCTGACTGCGTGCGCGTTCAGAAAGGCATTGAGGCCCGCAAGGCTTTCAATATTGCCGAGAAGTCCCGGGCTTTTCTGCGCCGGATCTTCGACTTCGCCATTGCTCACGGCTATTGCGAGAACAACCCAGCTTCGAACCTGCTGGACGTTGCGGCGCCGGCACCAGTCTCCAAGCCTCGTCCTCATCTACTGGAAGAAGATCTACCAGACTTTCTCCGTGCGCTGCGTATGACGACTAGCCGCCGGTCTACTCGCTTGGCTGCTTGGATGGTCGTGTGGACGGCATCGCGGCCAGGCATGGTGCGATGGATGGAATGGAGCGAGATCAAGGGCAAGTCGTGGCACATCCCCGCGGAGAAGATGAAGATGCGCCGCGATCATGTCGTGCCACTTTGCCGTCAAGCACTGCAAGCGCTTGAAGAGATGCGTCCTCTTTCTGGACGATCGAGGTATGTATTCACTGGGGAGGGAGCAAAGCTACCTGTCCTGTCGGATGCTGCGATCAATCGCTGCTTCTCGAATGCAGGGTATAAGGAGAGGATGACGGGGCATGGAGCCCGCCACACGGCCAAGACGCTGCTGAGTGAGCATGGGTGGCCGTTACAGTGGACGGAGATGCAGCTTGCGCACAAGCCGATCGGGTTGGAGGGCGTGTACAACCAGGCGTCGTACCTTGAGCAGAGACAGAAGATGATGCAGTGGTATGCCGACTACCTTGAGGCATTGGAAGTCGGCATGACCAAGGCCAAGCGGGACAAGTTCAAGCGTCGTCAGCGGGACGTAACTGCGTAGCCCATTGGCTCATCCATGCTTCAACCTCATGCTCGTACCAATAGTTGGTCGATGCCCGGCCAATGCCATCCTTGATGGGGCGCGGGAAGTTGGAATCTTTCACAAGCAGCTTCTCGAGTGATGAGCGGCTGCGGCCTATCTTCTCGCAGACTTCACGGGTGCGGAGGAAGCGCAGCGGCTGGTGTGTGGTTGTGTCTGTCATGATCATCTCCTGTCTAGTCACCTTGATAACGGCCCGAGCTGTAGCCCAGGGCCTGCTCTTCTTGCGCGGCGGCATGATTGGCCATCGCGTCTTGCACACCGGGCACCTGCATCACCAAGGTGTACTTGCGGCGCCAGTGATCTCGTCGTTGGCTGATCATCACGATCAGGTCTTCCAGTGGCAGTGCTTCACCATCTTCTGCGGCGTACCCGGTACCGTGACAATGGGCGCATGGGGAGATATGGAAGACGCCTCGAAATGTGCCGCTGCCACCGCATTGCGGGCATGGCCCATGCGCTGGCGGCTCCCACGATGCTTGCGATACCTGACGCATAGACTCCTCACACTCACGCTGCTTGCTGCAGCGCCTTGATGATGTGGCTGACCGGCGTAGGGCAGACAGCGTTGCCGAGCAGGTGCACGGCGAGGCGATGGTTGTCCGGTAGCTGGTAGGTGTCGGGGAAGCTCATGGCCGACCGGCATTCCCACCGGCTGAGCATGCGCATGCGGTCGCCATCGATGATGGCCCATCGATCACGGGTGGTGATGGTGCCGATGGGGCGATCCAGCGAGCGCCCTGTCTTGGTGTTCCCGTAGTAGCTGATCAGGAAGCGGTCGCCGTGGGTGGCACGGCCAGCGCGAACTCGCTCCAGGGTGGCGGCGGCTCGCCCGGGCTTCTCGATGGGCTGCCAGCGGCCTCCCTCGAAGTCGATGAAGCTGGCGGCCGGCAGGTGATCGAGTGTCGGCAGGTTCAGCTTGAGTGGCTGGACGGACTGGGTGAGTACCAGGAACATGCGGATGCGGTTCTGCGGCGCGCCGAGGTCAGCGGCGTCTACCATATGCGGGCTGACGGCATAGCCCAGTGCCTGCATGGCCAGCACCCAAGGGCGGTAGAGCTGCCAGTCGAGGAACTCGGGGACGTTTTCCACGAGGATGGCTGGCGGGCGGTGATACTCGGCAGCCGATACCACTGCCCAGGCAGTCGAGCGGCTGGCATCGTGCAGAGGGTTACCGCTGGCCTTGCCCCGCGCCTTGCTGTGGCCTTGGCAGCAGGGTGACGCCAGCATCAGGTCATGCGCGGGCACCTGACTCCAATCCGCCTGATGCAAGTCCTGGCAGATGTGCGCTGCGTCTGGATGGTTGCGGCTGTGCCACTCGACAGCATCCGGCCAGTGGTTTGCAGCCCAGGCCACGTTGCAGCCGGCCATGCTGGCGCCGGTGCTGAATCCACCGGCACCGGCGAAGAGGTCGATGACGTTCATGACTTCACCTTGCGATGGCCTGCGTCGTAGAGCGCTCCCAATAGGTACTCTTCCGACAGTGCCCCGTGCAGCTCGCGCTTATGAGCGTCAGCGGCGGCCTTGGTAATCTGCTTCATGCTCTCTATTGCCTTCTCCCGATCGGAGCGGGCGGGGCTAAGCTCTGAACAGTGCCGCACCTCGACACCGCGTCCAGCGGACTCGATCACAATGTTGGCGCCTACTAGCGCGTGGCCGATGACGGTGGCCACGGCAATATCGCCATCAGGTGTATCGAAACTCACCGCCGCTCCTATTGGGGGCAGGTCGTCATCCCCATGCCATTCATTTGGATCGACTGCATCCGGCTGCTTCAGGCCAGCTTCATCGCCGGCCTGTTGCTCGAGACGCTCCACACGGGCCAGCAGCACCTCTTCCCATTGTTCCCGGGTAATGACGATTCGGCGCTCATGGGCGCCGATCCATGCGTAGTGCCATTCGTTGTTGGTCGGGCCCTTGATCCAACCCTCGAGATCGCCGTGGCCGTTATCGGTCGGGAGGCTGCATTCCGTCTCGGGTCGCGGCCACGGGTGGGGGAGGTGCAGCAGGCTTTCCATCAGTTGATCGCGGGTCATGTCAGTCATCCTTGGTGAGCAGTGTGTCGAGCCAGCCACCGGCGAGCAGGCAAAAGAAAGCCGCCAGGCAAGTGGCGGCTATGAGTAGCGGGTGAATCATGGTCATTCCCTAGAACGGGATCTCGTCATCAAAGTCATCGAAGCAGCCGGCTGGCGGAGCCCCGAAGTTGTTCGGCTGTTGTTGGCCTGCAGGTGGCTGGCCTACACCGTGATGTGTGCTGGCGGGCGCCGGTTGCTGGTAGCCGCCTTGCTGCTGGGGTGGCTGCTGATAGCCCTGCTGAGCTGGCGGACGCTGTACCTGGGGAGGCTGACCGCCACCGGAACCGCCGAGCATCTGCATGTCATTGGCGACGATCTCGGTGCTGTACCGTTCGATGCCTTGCTGGTCCGTCCACTTGCGAGTCTGCAAGCGCCCTTCGATGTACACCTGAGCGCCTTTCTTGAGGTACTGCTGAGCGATCTCGGCGGTCTTGTTGAACAGCACCACCCGATGCCATTCGGTGCGCTCCTGGACGTTGCCGGTCTGCTTGTCCCGCCACTTGTTAGTGGTCGCGATGCTGAGGTTGGCAACGGCTGAGCCGCTGGGTGTGAAGCGCACCTCTGGGTCTTGGCCGAGATGGCCGATCAGGATCGCCTTGTTGATGCCGCGGGCCATGCTGGTCTCCTTGAGTGGTTGAGCGCACAGGTCAGCCCCCAGTAGAGACTGGCGTGTGAGCACAAAAAGGCCCACCGATTAAGGTGGGCAAGGTGTGCCGAGAGACACGATGAAAAAGGGGGGTGCCAAAAGGCCCCGTCAGGGACGTGACGGGGAAGCACAGGCACTGCAGGGAAAGGGCATCGGGAAGCGGTCGCGCTTTGCGAAGGCTTGCCATTGCACTCTCGGGTGGGCTCTGCCATTGGCAAAGCCCCATACCATTCCCAGTATTTCGACAGCCCTGGGCGGCGTACTCCCAGCGGCCTCTCGCGTGTCTAGCGCTACGGGCTGGCTGGGCATGCCTGATTGTTAAAGAGCAGCCGCATTGCCCGGCGGTTCGGGGCTCATCAGGCGATACCGGTAGCGCCGGTGCCCTCTGATAAGCGCTGTCTCTCCAGCTGTCACACCACTTGCCCAGGTGTCGGGGGTAAGGCCGCTAGCGCAAGGGAGGAACCGGCGCCTTACCTGCGGGTGGTTATGCTCGCAATCCCACTGGCACCACCTGCTGGCCGTGGGGCGAGGTCCGATCAGCGACTGGCAAGCTGCTGACCATGCGTAATCTGAGGGGAGCAGAGGCTGGCGGCATTGCCATGGAAGTCCGGCCAGCCGCGGCGTTGTGATTCAGCGAAACCGGCCTTGGCGTCTTCCTGCCACATGGCGGTCATCTCGCAGTATTCGGCTTCGCTGGCGGACAGCTGGCGCGGACCATCAGTCTGCTGGGTGAGGCTGGCGAGCGTGACCAGGCCGCCGACGATGACGGCAAGGGTGATGGCTGAGCGATGCTTGCGGGCTGTGTCGGTCATGGGCTGCTCCAATCCACTCAGTGACGATGGCGGTGTGTTGTGTCGATGTGAATCAGTCTACAAGTTTTTCTTGTTTCTACAAGCGTAGCTTTCGATTATTTTCCTTCCGCTTGTAGAGTGCTGGTTTTAGGCAATAAAAAACCCGCCACGATGGGCGGGTCAGATGGCCTGCGAAAGGCTTAGCGGTCTACGTTCTCGATGCGACGTTTGTACGCCTCGGCTGCTTGGGTGTCCGTGCCACCGTGTTCCGCGTAATCGAAGCTACCGGCAGGCATGGGGGCTGGCACCCGCGTTTGTGGCTGGGGAGGGGGTGGGGTGGTGGATTTCGCCCCGTCTATTGGCTTGCTAGTGGTTAGCGCGCTATTGCGGCCACAGTGATGACAGATGCTGGCCTGCTTGGGGATCAGTGAGAGGCAGTGCGGGCATTCCTTGTCAGTGGCCTTGGCGCTGCGTAGGCGGCGGCGTTTGAGCTTCACCGGGTCTGCCGGCATGGCGATGACATACAGAAACCCCAGCATCGGGGTGCCGATGATGCCGACCGCAGCTGCTGCAGGCACATGCACCCCCTTGTAATACGCGGCGTGAATTACTGCAAACCAAGGCAGGAAGTACAGCTGAACGATCAGCAGTACGATGATGGTTGTGCCCATGAGTTCGCCTCCTTGCGAGTCATGTGTAGTGATGAGGTCTGATAAGGCTAGCACTGCTTGGTTGGAAGGGGAGGGTGACACCAGTGTCAGGGGGAGAGCGACACCAGCGTCGTACCTAGAACCTACCTATTAGAACCACTCTCTCTGGTTATCGTGCGCGCGTGGATTTCTCAGGCAAAGGTTTCCCACCAGAAGACCCGGCCGATGATCTTCGGGGCATCCGGATCACCCAAGTTGTAGATCTCCTCCGGATACTCGATGTGGTTATCGCTAACCACGCGCATGCGACCCAGTGGCAATCGGTAGAGGCGCTTCACGCGCAACATGCCGCCGTGATCCAGCGCGTAAATCTTCCCATCGATGATATGGCGGCAGCTCTTGTCGATGCCGATGGGGGAGCCGTCAAAGATGGATGGCTCCATGGAATCCCCAGAGACGGTAGCGCAGGCGGCATGCTTGGGATCTACCCCCGCACGAGCCAGACGCGGCAGGCTAAACCGCATGTAGGCCCCGTGGTTCTCGATCACCTGTGTACGGCCATCGCCTGCCGCCATCTCGACTTCCCGAAAATAGGGGACTTCCACTTCATCCTCAGCAAGCGGAGCATCGCCATCCACGATTTCTGTTTCATGGAAGACCAGCTCATTGCCTTGAGCTTCTTGCATTTCGCCTTGCCCCAGCAGCAGCCATTGAGGCCTCACGCCCAGCTTGCTGGCTAGCGCTTCAATCCGTTTGTGCCTGGGCATCGTCTTTCCCGATTCCCATTGCTGAACGGTTTGAGCTGAGACACCAAGCGTCTCGCCGAGCTGAGTTTGATTCAGGCCTCGGCGCTCTCTCGCCTTTTTGAGTCGATCCTTAAATTCCATCTGACTACCTGCTTGAGGGCATGCGGTTGGCTCATGGAGCCCCGTCGCAAGCCTACAAGGCGAGCTTGTGGGTGGTAAAACAAGAATTGCTTGTAATTTGGCGGTCACGTACTTATTCTCGGTTACAAGAAATTCTTGGAGGCAGCCGAATGAAATCAAGCAAGGCCCTTGAGAAAGCGATCAAGGTCGTAGGCAGCCAAAGCGCCTTGGCACGGTCTTGCAATGTTTCTCAACAGGCCGTTCACCAATGGATTGCTGCTGGGAGGGTTCCAGTTCATCAGGTGAGGAGCGTTGTATCGGCAACTCATGGTGCTGTGAGTGCGAACGATCTAAGGCCAGATATTTTCCTGCCTGCAAACACCGCCTGACATCCACAGCATAGCCCGCCGCCCATATCGGCTTAAACGGAACGAACACGGAGAGATTCATCATGGACAGCCATACAGGCCCCGAACGTGACATGGATACCTATCTGGATGCGGTGCATGACGTGGCCTTCGATTGCCATCCGAAGACGCTGGCAAGTGATATCGGTATGTCGGTGAAGTCGCTATATCGCCGCCTGGCAGAAGATGACCCGATGCCGATGCGCTTGATCGACTTCGTGGGGATCTTCTGGAACGTGGATCGTGAGCATCAGATGCGTCTTATCGCTCCGTTCCTCGATCATCTGAGCATGGTGGCGGTACCGCGCTTTGAGAAGGGCGAAGTGAGCCGTGGGGACGTGTTCGCATCTGTGCTGAATGCCCAGCAGGGGCAGGGCGCGATGGCGGCGTTGATTCAGGCGGCGATTGCGGATGGCGAGGTTGACGAGGAAGAGGCGGCGCAGCTTGAAGCGCAGCACAAGGCCATCGAGCAGCAGATGAGCACCCTGATGGGCCAGCTGCAGGCGATGCGTAAGCCGCTGAAGGTGGTGAGCCGATAACCGGGCACCAGATACGAAAATCCCCCGAAGGCGTCCAAACCAGTACGGGGGAAGCATCTCAAAACGCCAAGGAAGTATGGCATGACGATCAAGACGAGTGAAGCCAGGCAGATGTTGACCAGCTATCGCGGTTGGAGCTGTGAGTCCCTCAAGGCCGAGACCTATCGACTGGCGGTGGCCATCGAGAAGCGTGAGCGGGTGGGTGGCGTGATCGATTTGCGCATGAGCATGCAGCACCACCTGGCTGTGGTGGCCCTGCTGGAGTGTGGCAAGGGGCAGGGGGAGACGGCCAAGGAAGATGCCCGCCGATCCCTGTCGATCGACCATCACATGAGCGAGGCAGGACGCTATGAGCGCTTGTCGCTGGGGATGGCTGCCAAGGGTGACGAGGTAACGGCATGACGATAACGGCAAGCATGAGCACGGCACGTATTGAAGCCGAGATGGCTCGCGCGAGTCGTCATGTCGCTCAGCGAGAAGATATCCGCCATGAGCAGCCGGTGCGGGCCCGTGAGTACCACGAAGCCTATGCCACTTGGCACAAGTGCAATGCCATTCTCGCTGCCCGCCGAGGTGACAAGGGCGATGAGCTGGGCGGCAAGAAGTGGCACCGGGCGCGTGCGGCACGTCACTTGAAGTTGGCGGGAGGTGAGGCATGAGCCTGCATGCGATGAGTTGGGCGCGTGAGGTGATGCCCGAGATGCCTGAGTCGATCAAGGCGGGCCCGCGTCTGTTGCTGTTGTTGATGGCCGATTACGCGAACGAGCAGGGCGTGTGCTGGCCGTCCGTTCGTCGCCTGGCGGATGAGATGGCCTGTTCGATGCGCACGGTGCAGCGCGCGATTGAGGCGCTGGTCGAGCAAGGGGTCATGACGGTTGTGGCCCGCAAGACACCCTCTGGACGCCAGACCTCGAACTTCTACCGCCTTGCCATGGGCGATGACCAGCAGCAACCGCAAGCCGCCGATGAGCCGTCACCGGAAGAGCTCGAGGCGCTGATGGCCGGTAGCGATGAGGAAGAGGCGCCTGTCGAGCCTGCCACCGCACCTGGCCAAGCCGAGCATCTCATCTTCGCCAATGCCGCCCAGCAGGCAGACAACGGCCAGTCGCAAGTGACTGCCGGTGCCCGTCAGGTGCCGATGACGCTGGACTGGCGACCGGACGATACCCACTGGCAGGCGGAGACCCTGCGCCGGGGTGATCCATCGCTGACATGGGATCAGGGCGAGCTGGCGGACTTCACCGCGCACTTCGCGGATCAGCCCGGACGGAGGCATTCGCATCATGCCTGGTGCGCCAAGTTCGCGGGCTGGGTGAGTGAGAACCGCAAGCGAGAAGCGGCCCGTCAGGCCCGCATGAGCCAGAACGCCAACACTTCATCGAACCACAATGCTCGCAACGCTGGAGGCACCCATGGAAGCCGTCGCTCAACTGGTCCAATCCGTAACTCGAAACTCTCAGCCGCTGAAGGGCGTGCACTCATTGAGCGCCGCCGTGAACAAGCCGAAGGCCAGCCGCCGTCCGACGACGTCATCGATGGCGAGTGGTTGTGATGACCTGCCACGGGTGAGTCAGAAGGCGGTGGATGCGCTGTTCGATCGCTTGGCCCAGTTGCATGGCGCCCATTGGCACCGCCGCTGCCGTGAGATGGGCTGGGGAACTGAAGAGAATGGCCAGTGGGTGAGCTGTGACGTGGAAGGCGAGTGGCTGGCGGCCCTGAGCCACCTGAGCGCCCAGCACCTGCGCTGTGGCTTGCAGGCCGAGAAAGCCCGCACGGCCAAGTCACTCCAACAGCGTGGTAACGCCTTCCCGCCTGACAGCGCCATGCAGTTCGCCGAGCTATGCCAGATGACACCTGAGGGTCTGGGCCTGCCGGACTTCGATACCGCCTGGCAGGCATTGCAGGACCACGCCTTCACCGGCAAGCCGTACCCGCATGAGGCCATCGCCGCCGCGGGCGAGCACATGGACCTTCACGGCATGGCGTCTGCCAGTTATCAGCGCATGGACAAGCACGAGCGCGCTTTCCGGGTGTACTACCAGCAGGTGGTGGAGCGATACGCCCGGGGTGATGACCTCAAGCCGCAAGCGGCGATTGGACATGACGGCCAGCTGTCACCGGCAGAACGTGCCGCCATGGTGGGGGAGGAGAAGGCCCGTAAGGCAGCGGATGAACTGGCAGGCATTACACCTGCCCAGGCACTGAAGATGATGCGGGGAGGGTTAGCGCATGGATAACCATGAACATCAAGCACTCACAACCACTACCGGTGCCAACATTGGCAGAACCCCACGGCCACGCCGTGCGGCGTTGGATAACCCCGCAAGTCAGCTGGGGCGAACTTATCTGGCGCTTAGCGAATCGCGCTCATGGCTGATGCTGCATGAGCTGGCTGCCGAGATTCGCAAGCGCTTCGATCGGTTGGATAGTGAGGCAGCTATCAGCGCCCGCCTGCGAGATCTGCGTCGCCATCATGGGGTAAGAGTGGAGAGTCGCCGCCGTGGGGGGAGTGCGGCCCATGAGTATCGCTTGCTGCATCTTGCTCGAGGCAAGTCCCAGTCTGACATGCTGGAGGCTCTGCAGTGAGCTATCGCCCCGCAGGCAGCTTCAGGCGGCCGAATCGTTCAGCCCTGCGTCGCTGCTTTGCCTGCGGAAGGCGTGTAGCCGTTGATCAGCTGGCGGCGTGCCTGGGTACGTGCAAACGCTGCATTGTTCTGGGTAGGCCACACTACAACGCCAAGGGTGCTCGGATAAGAGGAACAGGGTGATGGGGTATTCAGGCGGCAAGTACGCTCAGATGGCGGAAATGTTGCTGGCTACGGAGGACTTTCTGCTATTTCTCGATCATGCCAAGCGCTACCGCTACAAACTTGATGAGAACACCATTCCGGATGGGACTCATCAATATGAGGATGGTGTGGATTTCCTTTGCAAGGCATGCGGCGTCACGACTTTTGCCGATATGGACAAGGGCAAGCGATCTGGCCAGATGCTGCCACGAATCATCGCCAACTTCCGACGTTGGCAGTCGGCGCAAAGGAGACCTGAATGAGCTGGGCAACACATCCTTCCGCCAAGGTGGAGGCCCGCAAGTCGCCAAACCGTACCGCCGGTAAAGCCCGCAAGTCGGCGCCACGCATCGATCGTGAAGGGTTGGAGCAGAAGGTGCTGATTCGCTGGCTGTACGCTCAGCAGCAGAACGGCATGCAGGTAGGGCAGTTGCTGGGCGGTGTGGTCTACCACGTCCCCAATGGCGGGAAGCGCAACAAGAAGACAGCGGCAGACCTCAAGATGCAAGGCGTGCGGGCTGGAGTGAGTGACCTGGTGGTGGCCACAGCCCGCGGTGGGCATCACGGGCTCTACATCGAGTTCAAAGCTGCGCCCCCTCACGATGCCGCCCTGGCGAAGTCTCAGCGTGAGTGGCTGGAGAAGATGGAGGGCAATGGCTATCTGGCGGTACTGGCCAGGGGCGTGGATGAGGCCAAGGCGGTGCTGGTGGCCTACGCGAGCTGGCCCGAGACGGTGGTGGCCGGTGAGCCGGAGGTGATGCCGCATGGCAGTGAGTGGCGTAAGGCAATGGCATAGTGCTCATGTAGTAACCTGGAGCAGGAGGGCAGGACATGCACCGGATCGAGGATATGGGGCTGGCGGAGACTTTTCGCCTGATCGATAAGCTGCCGGAGGGCGTGAGGCGTCAGCAGGCGTTGGCACATGCTCTGGATGAGCTGCTCGAGGAAGAGATCGAGTATCGCACCGGGTTGCGCCATCAGAATGCCGGGTGGCATCAGGTGTCATCGGTGGGTGGCATGGGAGAAGGGCGTGGCGAATGCACAGGGCTGGTGGATCACGTCGGCAAGGCGGCAGAGCGTTATCAGCAGGAAAGCCAGTGGCGGACGATGGCGGCGGCGTTGCTGTCACGATTGAGCGATCGACAGCGCATGGCGGTACTGCTGGCGGCCTATGCCATTCCGCCGGTGCAGCATTGCCAGTCGCCGCGCATGATGACCCAATCGCAGGCCGTGGCGGCTCAGGTAGCGATACTGGCACGGTTGGGCTGGGTGCCCGGGGCGGTGAAGGTGACGCCGTTCAAGTCATCTACTTCGCTTCGGAAAGCAGCGGCGCGTGGTCGTGATTCTCTACTGCATATGGTGCTTTATCAGGCCGAAATGGCTGCCTGACTACCATATGTTGAAAAAGTGGCCGCGAGAGAGTACGATTCAGTTATTGTGTGATTCTTGCGTCTCTGGATCACCGTTTATTCTAATGTTTCCTTTCATCATGTGATTCAGTCTATGTTCTAGCTCATCCCAAAAAATTTGGTGTGTTTATGAATGAGCTAGATCCGACGCTTATCGAGAAAGCCAGGGCAGGTGAATTAGCAGCTTTAGGATCTTTATTGAATCGTGAGGCCTCTATCCATCAGCTTACCCTTGATGAGTTAGTGCAACGTTATGAGCATATGGGATTGACGCGAGAAATTGCACTGCGCGCATGTAATGAAGACCATTTTCTTAGTTGCTTGAAAAAAGCCAGAGAGTGCAGATGTTACTTGAGAAGCTAATCTCCCCTCGTGTATTTCAAGGTACGCGGGGGCAACAAGATAATAGCGCTCGTGGTTAGCTTTTGTCTCAATATCGCACAACTTTTTCGTTTTATTATCGTTTGCTGGCTTGACGTTAACATGCTCTATACTTTCGGCATTGATTAATGGAGGGCAGTGCTGTGCAAGACGATACGATCAACCCTACGGTAATAAATGAGGCCCAGAAGGGTGATTTTAGCGCGCTAGGAAAAGCTATGTGCATACTCTGTGACGACATAGGGATGGGGCTGGAACAGGTGGTTGAGGAGTTTTGGTATGTGGGCTTGGACGCGAGGCTGGCCAAGGAAGCACTGGCTCATGGGCGCTTCTCTAGGAAGATCAGACCCAGCTACTCGTATGATCGGTATTGAGTTTTTGAGATGAGGCAAGCGTAAGGAGATCGTTGATTCTCGGGTTTGTAACCGAAAGTGTCGCGAGTTACATTTCGCTTACAAACTGTGATCGAGGTGTCTTGAAATGACAAAATTGACCAAGGAACTTATTGAGCGAGGTCGAGCTGGAGAGCTATCCTTACTAGGTGGTGCAATATACGAAACGATGTCTAGAGAAAGTTTGACATTTCAGCAAGTGGTTTTCGAATATAATAGACTTGGCTTGAACCATACGCTTGCTAAATCTGCTTATACTGAGTTTAGGATTGATCAAGACATATTGCAGTTCCAAGAATCACGTCAAGCCTATTCCTGAATAAATTAAAAAATCCTGCCCAGTGCAGGATTTTTTAATTTATTCGTGGTGATTATCATGGCAGCTTCTCTTCCTCTTCACTGGTTCGATGAAATCGAGTTGGTGGGCTTTGACACGTCTATTGATCCTACGGCTGACGATGCTAGCAACCTTGCCGCCTTCCTCGACACCATCGCTTATGCCGAGGGCACGCCGCGTTTCAGCTCAATCGAGGGCTATGACGTGCTGGTGGGTGGCAAGACCTTCTATGATTTCGATGATCACCCTCGGCAGTCGATGTGGCTCCCGAACCTCGGTATTCACTCGACCGCTGCCGGCCGTTATCAGTTCCTCGTGCGTACCTGGGATGACCTGGCCAACCGCTTCCACCTGCCGGACTTCTCGCCGGCCTCGCAGGATGAGGCTGCAAAACAGCTAATCCGTCAGTGTCGGGCATTGGGGCTGGTGTATGACGGGCGCATCGCTGAGGCCATACACGCTTGCCGGCGCATCTGGGCGAGCTTGCCCGGGGCAGGGTACGGGCAGCGTGAGCTTGATACCGATGAGCTGCTGGGCGTGTACGTGCGTGCTGGGGGCCACATCGCATAACGATAACGACGAACTACGCAGGGCCTACCGACTCAGGAGGCCATATGCATGATGACGACCACGAGCCCGCCGATATGCCACACCGCGATCCATCGACATGGCAGATGCTGTTGGAGTGGCTGCAGCCGTATCAAGCCAACCTTTATGCAGCAGGGCTGTCCTTCGTGATCGCGCTGCTGCGCGGTCTGCACTCCGGCGGCCGCTTCTACAAGTCAGTGCTCGAGGCGACCCTGGTGGGCGGCCTGACACTGGCGCTCAAGCCGCTGCTGGACTGGGGCGGTTTGGATCAGGACATGGCCGTGGCCATCGGGGCTGCGATCGCTTTCCTCGGTGTCGAGTGGCTGCGTGCCAAGTCTGACGCCATCTTCGATAAGGTGCTGGGACGATGGCTCCACTGATCACGACCGCATGGGCATTGGGCCGCAAGCTGGTCTCAGGTGTGAAGGTCGAGGTCATCCTGATGGCGGTGGTGCTGGGCTGGGGTGCGATGAAGACCTATGAGGCGACCAAGGCCGAGCAGCATGCCAATGATCTCAAGGCTGAGCTATCCACTGAGAAGGCGGTCAACCGCGGTCTCGAGATGATGGCGCTGCACTACGGCAATCAGATGAAGCGATTGTCCGTCGCATTGGAGGCGCGCGAAGCCAGTCGCGCCCAAGATGACCGTTCAATCATGGCCGCCCGGGCAGCTGCACGCCGGATGGAGAGAGATGATGCGCCGACTGGGGATTGGGCTGACCGGCCTGTGCCTGACGCTGCTGCTGAGTGGCTGCAGCGCCTTCGAGAGCAAGCCAATGGTGATGCCCACTGAGTGGCAGTGCACGCCTGAAGTGCTAGGCATCCTGTTTGACTATCCATCTAATGCCCAATTTTGCCAACCTTAGCCTGAATGACTAACTCTGCTCTGATGTCTTTCGCTAGCTCTCTAGCAAAATCTATAGCACTTTTTTGGGTAGTAAATAGCCTCGTATTGAACTTCCTCTCATGGCTTTTTACTAGCCAGGTGCCATGTCTAGCAATCACCATGATGGTATACGACATGTCTCAATCCTTGAGGGCTACTTTTGGATATTCACGTTTGCTTGGCAGTCATAATGCTGAGGTCTAGCAAGAGAATTTTTGCGTGAAACTAAGCGAATGACGTTTGCTTATACATCTTATTTATCCTGAATAAAATGTTTTTTAGCAAGCACAAGGATAATTTTACTAAAAGCTCGTGAAATGCGTCGTGCCCTTAATGGTCGATCAAATGTGGCTACCCGGGCAGCTGCACGCCAGATGGAGAGAGACGATGCGCCGACTGGGGATTGGGCTGACTGGCCTGTGCCTGACGCTGCTGCTGAGTGGCTGCAGCGCCTTCGAGAGCAAGCCAGTCGTGATGCCCACTGAGTGGCAGTGCACACCTGAGGTGCCGAGCTACTTGCTCAATCCACTGCCTGCCCCTGACCGGCCAGTGACATCCAACCGCGATCTGCTCAGCCTGCTGGCCGATTATGAGTCACAGCGCCGGCGCTTCAATGATGACCGCACGGCGACGGCCTCGATCCTCGAGCGCCTGGCCGATGGACCAGAAGACGTGGGGAATGAGTGATTTAGTCAGAGCACACGATCTCGCTCGTCCCTCCCGTCGCGGATGACGAAGAGCTTGTAGCCTTTGATGTGACTGAGAGTCTTAGCGTACTCGCGGGCTTCGTCTTCATTCTTGAACGTCTTGTGAGGGATGTCTTCGTACTCACGACGCACTGCCCAACCATCAGAGCATTGATAGAAATACATCTCGATCATCATGGGCAGCTCCTTTGATTGATGTTCCTGCATGTTCGTGTATGCGCAACTCTCAATGTAGTAGAGGAAATGGTCTGTGCCTATCAAGCCGCCGCGACCCTGCAAGGCACCCATGTGTAGTGGCAAGACGACTGCGTCTCACGGGTACTGCGAGGCGCATGCCGATCGCGCCATCAATTGGGGGCAGAGCAAGCGAGGCGGGCAAGGACGAGGCGGTCGGCCATGGCGGCGATTGCGAAACGCGATTCTCAAGCGCGATCGCTACCTCTGTCAGCCATGCGAGCGCATGAATCGCATCACGCCAGCCACCGAAGTCGATCACATCGTGGGTAAGGCTCAGGGCGGCACAGATGCCGCTGACAACCTCGAAGCGATCTGCAAGGCCTGCCATCAGGCCAAGACGATAAGCGAGGCGCTGGCGGCCAGGTCAGGCGACCACCACAGGCCCTGAGAGGGGGGAGGGGGTGCAATCTCCACCACCTTTGGGGGCGGCCACCGTTCCGTTACGTTTCTTTCTCACACCCGCGAAATTGAAAAATCAGCCTAGCGCGAAGGATTCTCAGATGACACGAGGTCGCAAGCCCAAACCAAGCCACTTGAAGGCGGTGCAGGGCAACGCCGGCAAGCGTGCCATCAACCATGACGAGCCCGAGGGCGATGCGCTCGATGAAGCCCCGCCGGCACCCGACTGGCTATGCGAGATCGGCCGTGATGCCTGGGACAAGCTCGCGCCCTGGTTGGTCGGCTCCAAGATCCTGACGCGCTCTGACCTGCATCAGCTCGAGGCCTACTGCGATGCCTACGCCACCTGGCGTCAGGCCGTGGTCGAGATCCAGCAATGCGGCCTGGTGCTGGAAAGTCCTGCCACCGGTGCCCCCATCAAGAACCCAGCTCTGACCGCGAAGAATGAGGCGGCCCGCCAGATGACGACCTTCGGCAGCGCACTCGGTCTCGACCCATCCAGCCGAGCACGCCTGGCCGTGCCCGGGTCCAAGGATGCCGCCAACCCCTTCGCCGAGCTGCTGGGTGGCAACAAGCGATGACACTCAATGGCCAGCTATCCCAACGTCAATGCTGCGAACAAGTACGCTCGGGACGTGGTGGCTGGCCGGATACCCGCTTGCAAGTGGGTCCGCCTTGCCTGCCAGCGTCATGTCGATGAACAGAAGGCGGCCAAGACGCGCGCCTTTCCCTATCGGTTCGATCGTGACGCCGCCGAGCGAGCATGCGTCTTCATTCAGCTGCTGCCTCACACCAAGGGCAAGTGGGCGCGCGAACGCAAGCTGATCACGCTCGAGCCCTGGCAGCTCTTCATCTTCAGTGTGCTGTTCGGCTGGATGAGCAAGCGCAGTGGGCAGCGGCGTTACCGCGAGGCCTATATCGAGGTACCGCGCAAGAACGGCAAGTCAGTGATCGCCGCGGGCGTGGCCACCTACATGCTGGCCGCCGATGGGGAATACGGCGCCGAGGTCTACTGTGGTGCCACCACAGAGAAGCAGGCCTGGGAGGTCTTCCGCCCGGCCAAGCTGATGCTGCAGAAATCACCGGCCCTGATCAGCGCCGCCGGCATTGAGGTGATGGCCAAGAACATCAGCATCCCCGGTGACGGCTCCCGCCTGGAACCGATGATCGGTGACCCGGGCGACGGCTCGAGTCCCAGCTGCGCCATCGTCGATGAGTTCCACGAGCATCAATCGCCCAGCCTCTACGAGACCATGCTGACCGGCATGGGTGCCCGCGATCAGCCGCTGATGTTCATCATCACCACTGCCGGCTTCAACCTCGCGGGGCCTTGCTACGACAAGCGCCGTCAGGCCCAGCAGATGCTCGATGGCGTGGTCGATAACCCTGAGCTCTTCGCGCTGATCTACACCATCGATGAGGGCGACGACTGGCAGTCGCCGGACGTGCTGCGCAAGGCCAACCCCAACTTCGGTGTCAGCGTCAGCGAGGAATTCCTGCTCAAGGCGCAGCGCGATGCCATCCAGTACCCCAGCCGCCAGAACTCCTTTCTGACCAAGCACCTCGATGTCTGGGTCTCGGCACGCAGCGCCTGGTTGAACATGGCCACCTGGCTGGCGGCCGGTGATGACTCGATGTCGCTGGAACAGATGGAGGGCGAGCCCTGCTGGCTGGGCGTTGACCTTGCCAGCAAGACCGACATCGCCGCCATCGGCCTGATCTTCCGCAAGGTACGCGAAGACGCCAAGGTCGAGTGGCGCGCCTTCGTGCGCAGCTACCTGCCGGAAGGCGCGATCGAGCGTGCCAGCAGCAACCGCGCTGCCTATGAAGGCTGGGTCAACTCCGGCCACCTGATCATCACCGATGGTGAGGAGCTCGACTTCGAGGTCATCCGGCAGGACATCCTCGATCTCTCCAGCCGCTTCGATGTGCAGGAAGTCGCCTACGATCCGTGGCGGGCCACCCAGCTCGCCCATCAGCTGATGCAGGAAGGCGCGCCGGTCATCGAGTACCGCAACACGGTCCAGAACATGAGCCCCGCCATGCGCGAAATGGAAGCCGCCGTCACTGGCGGTCGCTTCACGCACCCGGCTGACCCACTGCTCACCTGGATGGCCAGCAACGTGGTCGCCAAGGCCGACGCCAAAGAGAACATCTACCCGCGCAAGGAAGCCGCCGACAACAAGATCGACGGCATCATCGCGCTGCTCATGGCGTTGGGGCGTGCCATCACCCTCGATGTCGAGCCACCCAGCCTTCTCGACTCCCTCTCAGACGACGACTTCCTGGTCATGTGACATGCGAAACCTACTGTTCGACACCCTCGGGCTGGCCGGCTTCGCCAGCCTGACGGGCGGCCTGTACCTGCGATTCGGCCTCGCGGACGCGCTGATGGTCAGTGGCAGCCTGCTACTGGTGTTGGCACTGCTCGGCGCACGCGCCATGCGCAAGGGGGCCTCATGATTCTCGATCAACTGTTCTCCACCCGCTCGGTCGAGAACCCGGCAACACCGCTCACCGGTCAGACGCTGGCGGACTATCTGCATGGCGACTCCAGCATCACGGTCAACCAGCAGAGCGCCATGACGCTTGGCGCGGTCTACGCCTGCATCTACGTGCTGTCATCCTCGCTGGCGCAATTGCCGCTGCACGTCATGCGCAAGCAGAACGGCGTCATCACCGCCGCCACGGAGCATCCCGCGTATCAGCTGCTGCATGACGAGCCCAACGACTGGCAGACCAGCTACAAGTGGCGCGAGACGGCCCAGTCCCACGTGCTTGGCTGGGGCAATGGCTACACCGAGGTGGTTCGGGATGCGCGCGGCAATGCCGTCTCCCTGCAACGCCATTGCCCGTGGAACTGCAGCCCGGTGAAGCGCGGCAACCGCTGGCTATATGCCGTCACCGATGAGGATGGCTCACGCGCCGTCGCGACCGAGGACATGATCCACGTTCGTGCACTCGGCTCGCACGATCGCACCGGCGTCAGCGTGGTGCGCCAGCACGCCGAGACCATTGGCCTCGGGCTGGCGGCCCAGCGCTACGGCAAGGATTTCTTCGAGGGAGGCGGGCGCCCGACCGGGCTTGTCACCGTCAAGGACAGCTTGAACGCCGACAGCTGGAATCGCCTCAAGGAGACCTGGGCCAAGGCCGTGGCCAGTCTGCGCCAGTCCGAGAACAAGACGCTGATGCTCCCCGCACAGCTGGATTACAAGTCGATCACCATCGCGCCGGAGGACGCCCAGTTCCTCGAGACGCGCAAGCTCAACCGCTCCGAGGTGGCCGGCATCTTCAACGTGCCAGCGCACATGATCAACGACCTGGACAAGGCCACCTTCTCGAACATCTCCGAGCAGGCCATCCAGTTCGTGCGGCACACGATGATGCCCTGGGTCATCAACTGGGAGCAGGAGATCAACCGCGCCATCTTCACGCCCACCGAGCGTCGGGCTGGCTACTACGCCAAGTTCAACCTCGCCGGGCTGCTGCGCGGCACCCCCACGGAGCGTGCCGAGTTCTATCACAAGGCCATCACCGATGGCTGGATGGATCGCAACGAAGTCCGCGCCCTGGAAGACATGAACCCACGCGATGGCCTCAGCGAGATGCTGATCAGCGTCAACGCCACCCCAGCCAGTCAGCTGGGCCAGTCACCCTCGCCCGAGGACTCCACATCATGAGTGAGACAGAAAAGCGCGCCCTGACGTGCGAGGTCCGCGCCGAAGCGGGCGAAGAAGGGCAGCCGTTGCGGATCATTGGTCACGGCGCCGTCTTCAACAAGCGCAGCGAAATGATCATGGGCATGTTCAAGGAGCAGATCGCCCCCGGTGCATTCGACAACGTGCTGGGCGATGACGTGCGCGCCCTGTTCAACCATGACCCCAACTTCGTGCTCGGCCGCACCCTCAGCAACACGCTGTCGCTGTCCGTGGATGAAGAGGGCCTGCGTTATGAGATCGACCCACCCGACACCCAGTCGGTGCGTGATCTGGTCATGGCGCCGCTGGCACGGGGCGACATCACCGGCTCCAGCTTCGCCTTCCGAGTCGCCCCCGATGGTGACGAGTGGGGCGAGGACGAGCACGGCGTCATCGTGCGCACCATCCACCGATTCAGCCGCCTGCTGGATGTGTCCCCTGTGACCTATCCGGCTTACCCCGATGCGGGCGCCGCCAAGCGGTCGCTCCAAGCTCGTTGCGATGAACTCCGAGAGATCACGCAGCGTGCCGTCAATCAGCGCCGCGCCCGCGAGCGCTTCCTTGAACTCATCAATGCCTGAGCCCGTGGAGGCTACATGAAACTCTCTGAACTGAAGCAGAAGTACGCGGCCGTCGCCAAGGACATGCGCAAGATGCATGAAGATGCCGGTGACACCGAATGGAAGAATGAGCAGCGCAGCCAGTGGCAGTCCATGAAGAGCGAGCTGGATGGCCTGCAGGACAAGATCGATCGCGAAGAAGCCCTGCGCGATGCAGATCAGCGCTTCGTGCGTGACAACGAAGAGGAGCTGCGCGGCCAGTCTCAGACGCCGGAAGCTGGGCAGTCCCAGGGCCCGAGCGTGGATGAGCAGCGTGCCGCGGCCTTCGATGCCTTCGTGCGTGAAGGCATGGGCAACATGAGCAAAGAGCAGCGCGCGATCATGCGTGAGATGCGAGCTCAGGCAGCGGGCGAGAATGACAAGGGCGGCTACACCGTCCCGACCACCATGCTCAACCGCATCCATGAGTCCATGCAGGACTATGGCGGGCTGGCCTCGGTCGCCCAGATCCTGAATACCTCCGATGGCGCCACCATCGAATGGCCGGTGTCTGACGGTACCGGGGAAGAGGGCGAGCTGCTGGGGGAGAACACCGCCGCCAGTGAAAAGGATGTCGAGTTCGGCATCCAGAACCTCGGCGCCAAGAAGCTGAGCTCCAAGGTCATCCGTGTCTCCAACGAGCTGCTGCAGGACTCGGCCTTTGACATCGAGGGTTTCCTGGCCTCGCGCATCGGCTCCCGTATCGGTCGCGCCGAAGCCAAGTACCTGGTGAGCGGTACCGGTGCCGGCACTCCCCAGCAGCCCAAGGGCCTCGCCACCTCGGTCACTGGCACCGTGGCGGCAGCCGCTGCGGCCAGCCTGAACTGGAAGGACATCACCAAGCTGATCCACAGCATTGATCCGGCGTACCGTCGCGCGGCGAACTTCCGTCTGGGCTTCAACGACAACACCCTGCAGAAGATCACCGAGATGGAAGATGGCCAGGGTCGCCCGCTGTGGCTGCCGGCCGTCGCGGGCCTGGCGCCATCCACGGTACTCGGTCAGTCCTACTTCATTGATCAGGGCTTCGAGGACATGGCCGCGAGCAAGAAATTCATGTTCGCCGGTGACTTCCAGCAGTTCGTGATTCGCCGCATCAACTACATGACGCTCAAGCGCCTGGTCGAACGCTATGCCGAGTTCGACCAGACGGCCTTCCTCGCCTTCCATCGCTTCGATTGCGTGCTGCAGGACACCGCCGCCATCAAGGCGTTGACCGGCAAGGCGGCCTGATCCCCATCCACCACCTGACACAAGGGCCGCCATCGTGCGGCCCTTGCCTGTTGGGGCAAACCCCATGAGGCATGCCGATGCTCGAGCTGGACATCATCAAGCTGCACGTCCGGCTGGAGCCGGACTTCTCCGAGGACGATCAGCTCCTCGAGACCTATTCCAATGCGGCCCGTCGCGTCATTGAAGGACGCACGGGGCGCACGCTGTATGAAACCCACGACGCCATTCCGGCAGAAGGGGATGAGCACGCGCTGGTCATCGATGACGACATCACCACCGCGATGCTGCTGCTGATCGGTCACTGGTACGAGACCCGCGAAGCCGTGGTCATCGGCACCATTACCTCAGAGGTTCCCATGGCCGTGGGCGCCCTGGTCGATCACTACACCCATTACCACTTCGCATGAGGTGACTATGCGCGCCGGACAGCTTCGCCATCGCGTCACCCTGCTGGGTAGCCGCACCGGGCACCCGCCAAGCTGGCCTACCTTGCGAGAGGTCTGGGCCGAATTCGTGGAGCCCAAGAGTGCCGGGCGTGAAGAGCAGGCGGGTATTCGTGCCCCATCTTCCACGCTGGTGCGCATGCGGCCTCGTGCCGAGCTGGCGGCAGGCCAGATCATCCGCCGCCGCGATGGGGTGCTGTTCATCATCGAATCCCTCGATCCGGCACGCAGCATGGTCGAGATTGCCGCGCGTCGCCTGCAGGGCGTGGTGGCCGAGTATGAGCCGATGAGGGGTGAGGCCTACCCCATTCAGGCATGGCTGCACCGGCAGAACGTCTTCATCGGCCAGGCCAATGAGGCCCGCAACGTGGTCGAGGTACTGCAACCGGAGCTGCGCTGGCCGTGGCCAGAGCCCGGTGACAGGATTCACATCGCCGGTCTGGCGCTCGAGATCGAAGGCATCGTGGAAGGCAGCGATGACGGCATCAGCGTGCAGCTGTTCACCATTCCTCGCTGACAGGAGGCCGCATGCCTCGCAAGCGTGGCAAGAACTCACGGCTGCCCAAGGGCGTGGCCATCGAGGGATTGACCGAAAGCTTGGCGGAGTTCAAGGCGCTACCCGCGGCCACCCGCCGCGCGATGACCTCGGCCATCAATGAGCAGGCATCCGCGACCCGCAAGCAGCTCATCGATGGCATCAGCGCCGATGGCAAGGTCAGGCCGACGGCGGTGCGCTCGCGCATCACGGTCGAGAAGGCCAGCAAGGACCAGCCAAGCGCCAGTCTCACGCTCAGCCGCTCACCGGTGCCATTCAAGTCCTGGCAGTACCGCACCGAGGTGGAGGATGGCACTGGCACCCGCGCCAGTATCTGGATTCGCAAGGGCGGCCAGCGCATGCGGGTCTACGGCTTCGTCAATCCCAAGGGCGGCAGCAAGACACCGCTGGTGCGCTACCGCAAGGGCAGTCAGCGCCGCCTCACCCGCGCCAACGGCTGGACCCTCAAGAACCATTGGAATCATCAGGTGAATGGCGAGCTGCGCAACCAGATCGCCTTCGACCTCCAGCAACGCTTCCTCGCTCGCCTGGCCAAGGAGAGAGCCACATGACGCCCATCACCCGCGTGATCGATGCCTTCGTGGCACAACTGGCGGCCATCTCGACGGCCAATGGCCATGCCACCGACATCGCGCATATTGAGACCGAGGCCATCCAGATCAACCTGCGCTCGGAGACCCCGCTGCCACTGCTGCATGTCCGTCGTCTGGCCAGCAACGTGGACGCCCGCGCCGGGCGGGGGACGCGCAAGGAATCGATCAGCCTTCAGATCGAGGCCTATCTCGACCTCAAGACCCATGGGCGTGCCGGTCAGGATGCGCTGCTCAATGATCTTTACAACGCCATCTATCCGGAGAGCCAGGTGCTGCTCGATGGGCTGGCGGTCACCATCACGACTGGTGAAGCCGAACTGGATGATGCGGAGCTGGGCAGCCGCATTCTTCCCATCTATCTGCCCGTGACCATCACCTACACCCGCACGAGGTAACTCATGGCTGACTTCAAAGACACAGGCCTGATCATGTCTGGCGACATCTTCATGGCCGAGGTGGATGCCAACGGCAAGTTCGGCGCCCTGAATGGCCCGATGAACGTGCCGTCCCTGAGCATCACGCCGACCAGCGTGAACCGCATTTCTCGCCCTTCCTTCCAGAAGGACAACTACGGCCAGGCGCTGGATGCCGTCAACCTGCCCAGTGACTCGGCCAGTGTCACCATCCAGTTCGATTCCATGCCGGCCGCCATGCTGGCGGAGACGCTTGGCGGCACGGCAGAGCTGGCGGATGCCGAAGCTGACAGCGTGACCGGCGAGGCGCTGACCCTGACGGAAGGGGCCTGGGCGGCGCTGCCGCATTCCTCGCTGGCCGCGGGCAGTGTCGTGGTCACCAAGGACGCTACCGATGTCACGGCTGACTGCGACATCAACCTGAGTGCCGGCCTCATCAAGGCGCGTACCGCTGCCGCGGCAGGTGATGTCACCGTGGATTACGATACCGAGGCGGTCACCGGCCATCGCGTGATGGGGGACACCGAGATATCCAAGCCGCGTTACATCCTGGTGGATGGCATCAACCTCGCCACCGGCAAGCGTACCCGGGTCGAGATCTTCCGTGCCGTGTTGTCGGCGGATCAGGCCACCGAGCTGATGGGCACCGAGTTCATCACCGGGCAGCTGTCCGGCTCGCTGGTTGTGCCGCCCGGCAAGGGCGCCGCCTACACCGCCACCATGTACAGCTAACGGGAGCGAGCCATGACCGACAAAACCGCTACAGGCAAGACTGGCACCGAGACCAAGTCTGGCACTGAGGCCAAGCCCAGCGACTCGGTGAGCGTCAAGCTCAGGAAGGCGCATCGCCACGGCGGCAAGGAGTATGCCGCCGGCGACTCCCTCACCCTCGAGGTGCGCCAGCTGGAGCGCCTGAAGAAGGCAGGCAAGGTCTGAGCCTGCCTGCTGTGAGTTGCACCCCCTAGCCCGCCATCTGGCGGGCTTTTTCATGTCCGGAGCACGACACGATGGCCAATCAGAGTGACATCCAGCTGCGCATTCAGGCCGCGGTCGATGGGCTGCAAGACATCGGCAAGCTGATGAGCGAGCTGGACAATCTCGGGCAGGACAGCAGCGAGGCCTCAGCCGAGGTCGAGCGTCTTTCCGAAGAGATGTCGGCCATCGGCCAGCAACAGAAGCTGGTCACCCAGATCAACAAGGTCGCGGCGGTCGTGGATGACGCCGGGACTGCCATGCGCGAAGCCGTGGACAAGGCTGATGACTTGCAGGCCGCGTATGAGAATTCCGCCAACGGTGCGGACTCGCTGCGGCTGGCGACACAGCGGGCCGCGCAAGAGGCGGACGACGCCAAGGCGGCGCATGTCGCCCAGACTCAGACGCTGACCCAGCTGCAGACCAGCTACAAGGGCGCCCAGACCGCCACCACTGCCGCCCGTCAGGCATGGCGTGATGCCGCACAGCGTGTGCGTGACCTCAAGTCCGAGATCGGCCGGAGCGCCAACGCCACCGACGAGCAGCGCCAGGCATTGTCGCGGACCAGTGGTGCCGTGGAGCAGGCGAAGGATGCCTACGATGCCCAGGCACAAAGCCTCAGCAGTCTGCGTGATGAGCTGCAGCAGCAGCGTGAAGCGACGGATGAGGCCAAGGAGGAGTGGCAGAGCGCCAGCGCCAGTGCGGCCCAGCTGACTGCCGAGCTCAAGCCGGTCGAGCGCGAACTGAAGCAGCAGGAAAAGGCCCTCAACAAAGCCCGCGCGGCAGCCGACAAGGCGACCGCCGGTCATGAGGCTCAGGCCCAGAAGCTCACGCGCCTGCAGCAGGATGCCCACGCCGCGGGTGTGGACATCGACAACCTGGCCGATGAAGAACAGCGCCTGGCCCGCCAATCCCGTGAGCTGGAAGACGACGTGACCTCGCTGGCATCCGGCTTGCGTGAGACCGCCGCGGCCGCCCGCGAATCCGGTGAGGCAGCCGAGCGCAGCGAAAGCCGCTTCAAGAAAGCGGGTGCCTCACTCAAACAGTGGGCTGCCGGTGCTGCCGCCGCCACGGTGGCAGGGGCAGGGCTGGCCGTCGGCTGGGCCACGCGCTACACCGCTCAGCAGGCCGAGATGGCCCAGCAGCTGGATATCACGTCGCGCTCGCTGGGTATCTCCACTCAGGCGCTGCAGGGCTATCAGTACGCCTTTCAGCGTGCCGGTATCGATGCCGACAAGACCGGCAATATCTTCAAGGACACTGCCGACAAGATCGGTGACGCCTACCAGAACGGCGGCGGTGAGGCGCAGGACGCCCTCGATGCTCTGGGCATCAAGGCCGAGGAGCTGATCGAGCTGGCGCCAGACGAGATGATGTTGCGCCTGGCCGATGCCATGAAGGATCTGCCCCAGGCGGCTCAGGTCAACCTGCTGGAATCGCTGGCAGACGATGCCACACGCCTGCAGCCACTGCTTGCCAATAATGCCGCTGAACTCCGAGCTCTGATGGAAGAGGCCAGCGAGGTGGGGCTGATCATGTCCCCCGAGCAGATCGCCAATCTGCAAGCGACCGATGCCGCCATCACCCGCCTACAAGGCCGACTACAAGGGTTGAGCAATCGCCTGATGGGCGAGCTGTCACCGGCGGTCAATCAGGTGTCCGCTGACTTCGAGCAGGCTCTGGCGGAAAACCCCGGGCTGCTGGACGACCTCGCCACGGCCATCGGGGGTGTGATTCGTACCGGCGGTGAGTGGGCGCGGAGCTTCATAGAGCATCGCGATCAGATTGGCGGTGCCATGCAGTCGGTCGTCGATACCGGTCAGTTTATGGGCAATTCTCTGCTGGCCGTATTCCGGTTGGTGCAGTCAGCGGCCGCCGGATTGACGGCCGGCATCGCAAGCGTCAGCACCGGTGTGCTGCAGCTAAACGCCAAGTCGCTCGAGTTGCTGAACAAGGTTGGCGCTGCTTCCGATGAAGAAGTCGCCAGGGCGCAGGCCAAGGCCAAGGCGGCAGAACAGACGCTCTATGACCTCAACAAGGATGCCGCGCGTTACTTCAAACAAGCTGCTGAGGCAGGGAAGGACGCGGCCAACGCCTTCGACAACAGCGATACGGCCGCGCAGAAAGCCGCCAAGTCTGCTGCCAAGCAGGCCGCTGCCTCTGAGGCTGCGGCCATTGCCGCCAAGAAGCAGGCCGAGGAGGAAGAGAAGGCTGCCAAGCAGGCAGCGGATGCGGCCGCCAAACGTCAGAAGGCACTGGAAAACGCCGCCACTTCTCTCGGTACCTCGCTGGGCGAGCTATCCAGTGGTATTGCAGACAGCGAGCAGGAAGCCCTCGATGCCTTCGCCACGCTGGCGGCCAGTGGTGAATTGAGTGCGGCACAGCTGGCGACGGCCTTCGAGAAGGCGCAGGACAAGATCAAATCTGACAAGGGCATCGCCGTCCTCAAGGATCAGGTCGATGAGCTGGTGAATGACGGCGTGACCGGCGCGGATACTCTCGCGACCAAGTGGAAGTCTGCTGGTGCCCGCCTGGCCAAGGACATGGGCACCACCCTGGAAGAGATCCGCACCGGTGTGACCGAGGCGGAACGCTCGGCCATTGATGCCTTCACCAAGATCGCCTCTAGCGGCGAGCTATCCGCCAAGGAGCTGAGCCGCGCCTATGTCGGCGCCAAGGAGCAGATCAGCTCTGACGAGGGCATCAAGGCTTTCGGCGCGGTTCTCGATGGGCTGGTCAAGGATGGTGTGACCGGGGCTCGCACGCTCAAGGCGCAGTGGATCGAGGCGCAGGAAGCCACGGCCAAGGCAGCCCGGGACACGGGAGACAAGGCGCAGCAGGCCTCTGCCGACACGGCCAAGACGGTGGAGGCCTCTGTCACACGCAGTGCCCAGACCATTGCTCAGCTGATGAGCAATGCCTTGCACGAGACGGAAGAGCAGATACGGTCACTCAGTGACGCCGCCTATCAGGCCTTCGCGACTGACTGGGGGATCGATACCCAGGCCGAAGGCATCGAGGGAATGCAGGACCGCATTGCCGAGCTGGACCATGAGATCGGTGATCTTCGCGACAACCTCGCCACCCGTCTCGACTCCACCGGCTTCACGGCCTGGATGACGGACCTCGCCACCACGTCACGTCAGACCGAGATTGCCTTCCTCGAGCAGAAGATCGCCGTGGAATCGCTGACCGACCAGATCGAGGCAGGGCGGGCGCCAGCCAGCGCACTCTCGCAGGACATGGACGATCTCTCAAGCCGCTTCGACCTGCTCGATGAGTCGGACCTTTCCGGCCTCGAAAGCTCCATCCAGTCGGTGCGCAGTCAGGTCGAGTCGCTGTCAGATAGCGTGAGCGACACGCTGGCGAGCCTGCGCTCGGAACTCGCCAGCCTGCAGGGCGATAGCGCCCAGGTGGAGGCGCTGCGGTATCAGCAGCAACAGACCGAGCTTCAGGAGGCGCTCAACGCCGCCCGGGCATTGGGCGATGCTCAGACCATCAGCGCGGCGCAGGAGTCGCTGCGGCTCGCGGAACGCGCCCATGATCTGCGCCTTGAGGATATCCGCGCCCAGTCTGAGCAGGAGAAGCAGCAGGCCTTGGCTGATGAGGCTGAGCGTCAGCGCAACGTGCAGGAGGCCGAGGTCACCCAGCGCGAGAACAACCGTGACGCCCAGAACCGTACCAGCCAGCTCACCCAGTCGGTACAGGCCCAGCGCCGCGTGGCGGTAGACCTCAACATCGGTAACGAGACCGTCACCCTCAACGGGGTGGACGAGCGCGAGGCCGATGCCTTCCTTGATCGATTGACCCAAGCCTCACGCACAACGGCCCGCCGCTGATGGCGGGCGTTTCATTTCCATCGCGAGAAAGTCACGAGAACACACCATGGCGATCACCCTTGAGGGCATTGTCTTGCCCGATGACATCCAGTGGACCGATGAGCTGGTGTCCCACAGCGTCGGCCAGGTGCAGACGCCCACGCTGACCGGGGCACTCATCATCGAGGAGTCTGCGCAGGCGGCAGGGCGCCCCATTACCCTCGCCAGCGGCAACGGGGCCTGGGTAACTCGCGCCACCGCGTTGGCTCTCACAGAGCTGGCGGCCACGCCACGGCCAGACGACACGCCCATGACGCTCACCTGGGGCGATGGGCGCACCTTCGATTGCGTGTTCGATCGTGCCAGTGGTGAGGCGGTCACGGCCACCGAGGTCTATCGCCTCGCCGCTGGCGGCCAAGGGCCGGATCACCCCTACACCATCACGCTGCGCCTGATCACGGTGATCGATTCATCTAAAGGTTAAAGATAAGCAAGAAGCTTATCGTGTACAGCGACGTTTAGAGATGGCCTATAGCTTTCGTGAGAAAGATCATAGGAATGCAGTGCATCTTCGATCTTTTTTATCATCGAGTACTCGTTGACGTTGTAGTCATCCATGAATTGATTAATGAAATAGAGAACCTCATAAGCTTCGTCTTTATCTACCCTGTCTCGATCTAGCTTCCCTGTATATGGAGCGTCCCCATCATCTCTGTAGTTTTTGTATTGGTATTTATGTTGTTGAAGATCGCTCATTTTTGCTTCCAATGCCATGCTATTTCTCCTTTTTGGTTAGCCTCTAATTTCTAGCACAAGGGATTCAATTGTTCACGGGTTTTAAGGCGGCGACTGAAAGATTAATGGTTTATCGATAATTAAACACTCGGCTATTACATGCCTTAAAAGTTTAATATGTGTTAAATGCAGTCAATGCAGTGTGAGAATTATTTGTTCATCGAGCACAAGAAAAAACTTTAAATGGCCAAGGTGAAATATGAGTGACGAAACAATCCATAGCGGCGACATCCGCATCCTGCAGTCTGAGCGCATGACCGATAACGCCGATGGCGGTGGCCGGCTGACTGGCCGCCCCGTGACCGATGGCGAGAGCAATGACATCTTTGATGACATCTCTGATCTTGATCGCGCGGCGGGGCGCACCTCGCTGCGCAAGGTCGGGGCCGGCGTGCTGACCGACAACACCGCCCAGTATTTCGGCGCGCACGCGATCATTGACCAGGTGCCGGCTGATCCGAATGTCAGCGTGGTGATGTTCGATACCGGCTCGCCATCTGATGAGCGTGCCGAGTCCCGCGATTATGTCGAGAGCTATGTGACCGCCGGCGCGACCTCGCGCATGACGCTGCTGGGCGATCAGCTGGCCGGCCAGCGCAGCATCATCACTTTCCAGATGCCAGAGGCTACGCTGCCCGATCTGGGCGATGTGCTGGCGCTGATGACCGAGCAGGGCGATGCCGCCGGCGAGGTCCAATATGTGCGCATCTCAGAGATCGACCACGAGATCAGAACGTTTGAGTATGAGAACGGCAGCAACGTGCAGACGTTCGAGCGCCGCGTGCTGACGCTGGGGCTATCCACCGCGCTGCGCCAGCGCGTCTATGGCGTGCAGCCCAAGCCTGGCACCCTCAACCCTGACACCGTGATCCGCGAGGGGCAGAGCACCGATGCCGCCCGTTACTATGGCGTCAGCACCCTGACCCAGCCGGCCACCTTCGGGGCCAATAGCGTCACCGTGGCCAGCACCTATGCGCCGCTTGTGCCGGCCACCACCACCGAGCAGGCGGTGACCGATGTGCAGGTGGGCGGCACGGCCACCATCAGCGTCAGCAGCGGTGGCTCGACCTTCGAGGTGGCGCAGATCGCCAGCACCACCCAGATCGCTATCGAGCTGAATAACCGTGGCTTCACCTATGTCAGTCGCCTGGACCCACTGCCGGCACCTGGTAGCGTGGTGATCGCGTATCGCTCGCTGGGCAAGTGGTATGAGCTGCGCGACGATGACGCCAATGGCGATCTGAGCGGCAGCGGGGCGGGGCGCGTGGACTACGCCACCGGATCTGTCAGCGTGACGCTGGGCGGCCTGCCGGATGTCGGCAGTTCGGTGCTGTTCAGCTGGGGCACGCCGGCCCACTATGAGGACCGCGCCGGCCAGGCCACCATCGACAAACCCTGGATGACGTTCGTGCTCGATCACGCCGGCGTGATGCCTGGCAGCGTTACCGTGCGCTGGATCTCTGGCGGCAGCGAGAAGTCAGCCACCGATGATGGCCTGGGGAGCCTCAGCGGCGCAGCCACCGGCCGCGTGGTCTATGGCTATGCCGACGGCAGTGGCGCGCCCCAGCCTGGCGAGGCGTATGTCGAGTTCAATGGCGACGCCTTCCCAGATGCCAGCACCCAGGTCGAGATCGAATATGACTACGGGGCACCGAAAACCGAGCAATTCCTGCCGTCTGCCAACGGGGCCGGCCTGGTCAGCCTCAGCATCAGTGATGCGCCGGTGCGTCCTGGTAGCGTGGCCATCACCTGGTCGGTGGTACGCACCTGGTCGAGCAGCGAGAGCGAGTCGCGCAGCAGCCCGCGCACCGGCACCTGGGAGACTGTCGAGCAGAATGGCGGCGAGGCAGATGTCACCTACACCATCACCGATGATGGCCGTGGCGGCTTCAATGGTGGATGGGAGGGCAGTATCGACTATGCCACCGGCGCGGTGACCTTCGAGGTCGAGAAGATCCGCGAGGTCAGCGAGTGGGATGATGGCGATGCCACGCACCGCGAGTGGGGCAGCAAAGAGAAACGCGACGTTTTCGAGAATGGCTCGAGCGTCTGGCTGACCAGTCAGCTGGACAGCGCCGCCCCGACCACCCACACCATCACCCAGGATCTCGCCCCGCTCGATGTCGAGCTGATGCCCCTGCTGCAAGATAGCGTCGTGCCTGGCACGCTGTCTTTCATTTTCCGAGGCGATACGTTCATCGACCGCCAGGGCAGTCTCTATCGCAGCGTGACCAGCAACGGGGCCGGCGTTCTCGCGGGGACCATCGACTATGGCACCGGCGATGCCCGCATCACCGACTGGCCGAGCGGCACCAGCGCCACCATCACCGTCAAAACGCTGGTTTCTACCTTCGGCACCTGGACGCTCGATGAGGCGTTTTTCCGCACGCCAGGCTCGCCGCTGCAGGTGGGTGGTTTGCTGATCCAGGCCACGACGCTCGACGGCCGCTCGATCACCGGCCAGGCAGCACTCTCTGGCGAGATCGAGGGTGACGAGATGTCAGGCAGCGCGAGCTTCGAGACGGGGGTGGTGCGCGTGACCTTCGGCAAGCTGGTCAGCAATGACAGCCTGAGCGCTGCCGAGCGCGCCGAATCCTGGTACGACGCCACCGCCGTGGATGACGCCGGCATGATCTGGCGGCCCACCCAGGTGATCCCGAGCACCGCGCGTTTCAATGCCGTCATTCTGACCACGCTGCCGCTCGAGGCTGAGCTGATCGGCATCGACCCCGTGCGCCTGCCCAGCGATGGCCGAGTGCCCATCTATCGCGCCGGCGGCGTGGTGGTGGTGCATCACACCGGCCGCGCCCCGTTCCCGCTGGGGATTGGTGGCGGCACCACGCTGGATGTTGGCCGCTCGCGGCTGGCCAGTCTGGTGGTGGAGGATGCCACCGGCGAGGAGGTGCCCGCCACCCAGTACAGTGCAGACCTCGATGCCGGCACCGTGCAGCTCGCCGCGCCTGACACGGCCACCCACCCCGAACCCTGGTACGCCCTGCACCGCGTCGAGGACATGCTGCTGGTGGGTGACGTGGATCTATCGGGGGCGCTGACGCTCAAGGGCAATCTGAGCCATGACTACCCCGCCGGCGAGACGCTGGTCAGCGCCGCGATGGTGGCTGGCGATCTGCAAGCGCGCGTGGCTGATTTCTTCGATCTCTCGAGCTGGGATCGAGACTGGAGCAAAGACGACAACGATGGCGCAGATGGCACCCTGGCCGAGTACAACGTGACCACCTACCCGCCGATCATCACCAATCGCGGGGCCATCACTGAGGATTGGGCGCTGATCTTCACCAGCTCGAGCACGTTCCGCATCATCGGCCGCACCGTGGGCGAGATCGGCGTGGGCAATATCAATGAGGACACGTCGCCTATCAACCCGAATCAGGGCGTACCCTATTGGACGCTCAAGGCGGGCGGCTTCGGGGCCGGCTGGGTGAATGGCAACGTGATCCGCTTCTCGACCATCGGCGCATCCTTCCCGATGTGGCTGGCGCGCGTGATCCTGCAGGGGCCGGCCAGCGGCCAGCAAGACAGCTTTAGGCTGCAGATCCGTGGCAACGCCAACGCCTGACCGTAGGCGGCAGGCGCAACCCTCTATCCCTATCCCTCAACCGCCCAGCCACTCGCTGGGCGGCCTTGTTTCTGGAGACGTTCAAGATGGCCGATTTTTCCGTGAAGTGGTTCAGCAGTGACATGGGCGGCAGCCCCGAGAATGGCGACCAATATGGTGCGCTGATCGAGCTGCTGAAAGCCTGCCTTGTGACCGGCTTCAACACCAAGCCCATCGCTTCGCTGACGTATGACAGTACCGCCCAGCAAGCCACCGCGAGCGTGGGCAGCGGCCACGGCTATCTCAAATGGCAGGTGATCGCCATCAGCGGGGCAGACCAGGCTGGCTACAATGGCGAGCACCGCGTGACTGCCATCGGCAGCGACTGGGTGCGCTTCGCGCTCAATACCGCGCCCGCTGCCACTGAGGCGACCGGCGAGCTGATCGAGATCAAGACGGCTCCCGTGGGTGGCTGGGAGGTGGTGGCAGAGGACGCCGAAACCTACCGCATAGCTTTCCAGCGCACTGACTCGCGTGCCACCGATCTGACGCTAATTGTTAGCAATGGGAATCGCTCGCAGTACAGCAGCAATCCCAATAGCTACACCCGCTTTGCACTCGCCAGATGGGTGCCTGGGTTTGTGGACTTAGACACCTACGAGAGTGCTACGGGGCGATTTTGGCCGTGTTCAGGGCTAGAGCTTAACGTCGCACATGACTGGGTGATCGTTGCTGATCCTCTTATGTTTTACTATATGAATCGCTATGGGGAATCAGGGCAAAGAGGATTTATCCCCAGTGGCGACATCCTATCTGTTAGGCCAGGGGATGCGTACCATTGTTTGAATTCTGGCATATCATCCTCTGAAGGCTGGCAATCAACGTCCTACAATATGTATCCGCGTTTACTCGAGTATGGCGATGATTATGCAACGTCAATAAGCAGAGGTCACACTCAACTGCCAGGCGATGTATCAGCATCTTTGATCGGCACTGGTGAAAGGATGGGGAGTGTTATTGGCTATCCCAATAAATCCGATAATGGATTTTACATTTCGCTCAATAGGATCATTGTGCGTGAGGGTAGTGAAGGCGAGACACAAGAGGCTCGCGCCGGCCAGTCTATCCGTGGCTACCTGCCAGGCGTCCTCGAGCCGCTGCATTCTTCCAGTGTCTATGATATGGCCGTCATGGATAACCTGCCCATGCTCGAGGGCGTGCCGGTGCTGACGTGCATGGTGGCAACTAAGAGTGATGATGCTGAGGGTGGTCTGATCGCGTTCCGCTTAGATGACTGGAGGCAGGCATGAGTTACCAGAGTGCAGTGCTTGCGGATTCGCCTGCCGACTATCTGGTGATGGATAGCGCAGGGAATATAGAAAACCTGGGCGCATCGCCATCTGCAGTAGAGGCAATTGATCCGAACCCCGTATTCTCTCCGCAGGCTTATAAGCGTGCGCGAGAATATACCCATGTGACTGGCTTCAATGGCGACGCATATGCCGTGCTGCAGTTGTCTGATCATATAGTGGCGGGCGGCAGTTTTACTTGTGAGTTTTTCCTCGCAAATCAAAGTAACGAAGTAGCGCCCACCATCTCGATAAATAAGCCCGACAAGGGTGGTTATCAGTTTTTGATTGGGTTTACTACCGCGTTCGCTAATCATGTTTATTATAACGGCGGCGGGCCATCCGGTAGTCGCGCTGATTATGTGTTTGGCGGTGACTATGATCACATTGCTTTGTTGGTTGATCGAGATAATGAAAGCGTTTCTTACATTATCAATGGCAGTTTGCGCCCTGATCTTGAGCTGAGTGTAGCGGGGCTAGACATTGCTATGTCAACAGAAATGTATATTGGTGCTTATTCGTCATCCGGCACTGTAAAAGGGGTTAGAGGTTCTGGTCGCATAGAATCGTTTGCAGTGTATAACCGACTCATTACCGAGGAGGAGGTGGCCAACCATCTCGCAAGCGATGTGGCAGAGAGGGCGCAGCGAGAGCTTGTGACTGGCGGGGCTGGCATATCAGCGCTGATCAGTGGGCCGATATCGAACCCGCTATCCATTGGCGCGAGTGGGCGCAGCTCAGTGGTGGCAATCCCGCGACGCGGCTTGATGGTTCATGTCGATCAGCTCGACGGCAGTGGCGGCAATGGCACGGCCACTGGCGGCGTCTCAGATCCCGCGCGCATGGGCGTCATTGCCGGCACCGTGCTGGACATCCATGCCCAGCCGATCAGCCGGCGCGTGCGGGTGCATGACCGGATCACCGGCCGCATCGTGCGCGAGGCGTGGAGCGGGGCCGATGGCAAATACCGCTTTACGGATCTCGACCCTCGCCGCGCGTTCTATGTGATGGCCTTCGATTACACCCTGCAGCAAAACGCTGTCGTGTCAGACAACGTGCATTCTGAGGTGGAGGACAGCCCGTGATCAGCTTCTCGACAAGCGTGAAAAATGCACGCCTGGCGGCCATCGCCGGCGCGATTGATGCCGGCGATTCGCCGGCGTCATTCGTCGTGTACTCCGGCACCCGCCCATCACCTGGTGCTGCCGTCACCGATCAGGTGGCGCTGGCCACGCTGGAGGTACCCCAGCCATTCGCCGCCGATCTCTCTGGTGGCGTCCTGACGGGGGCAGCCTTCGAGGAGGTGATGGCCGATGCCGATGGCGAGGCCACCTGGTCGCGCCTGGTCGATGGCGCGGGTGCCTGGGTGATGGATCTGGATGTCGGCATCGAGGGATCAGGCGCTGACGTGACCATCAGCTCGACAACGATTTATCGCGGGATACTGACGCGGATCAGCCGCATGGTATTCGCTGAGGGCTAGGGGGCACCGTGAGAGAGATCAGGCTGCAGTTTGTCCAGGGGCTTGCCCCCTGGAATGCGCGAGCGCTCGAGCTGCGCCTGGGTGGCGATCCTGGTTTGCTGCTGCTGTTCGCCGGTGACTATGTGCCGCCGGCGGGTGGCAATGTCGTGCTGGGCTTCGGCGGTGCCACTGAGGCGTTGGAGCTGCCGCGCGAGCTGGTGCTTGATGCCCAGCTGACGCCGCCATCCCTCGATGCTCGGCTCGCCCAGGGTGGAGCCATCGAGATCGCGGCTAGCCTGGTGATGCCAGCAGCCACCGTGCGTGCGCAGCTCGAGCTGATCCAGTCGCTCAGTCTGGAGGCGAGCGCGCCGCCGGTGACGGCAGAGATCCGCGTCGAGCATGGTGTCAGCCTTTCGCTGGTGGCCACGCTGGGCGCGCCGGCGGTGGTCGATGTCGCGCTGACCCGCGAGATCAATGTCTTTCGTGGGCCATCAGATAGTGCCGGTGCCCGTTTCGAGAACGCGGTCCCGCTCGAGGCCCAGGGCAGCACCCGCTGGGAGCAGCCGGCTCGCCCCTATGGCACCACCGCGTCAGCTTTCGAGCAGGGCGCAACGCTTGCGGCCAGCCAGGGCGGCCAGTGGGCGGCACGCCCCCGCACCGATGCCATCAGTGGCTCGCGGTGGGAGCAGGCCGAGCGCATCCTGGGCACCCTCAGTGGCAGCCAGTGGCTGCAGCTGCCGCGTGTCCGCCGCGCTTCTCGGCCGGTATGGGAGCAGGGGCAGGGCATCGCCGCTGCTCGCTCGAGCGGCTATCAGCACCCGCCCCGCAATGATGCCCGCCGGCGCTCGCGCTATGAGGAGGCCCGCACCCTCGAGCCGGTGACGATGGATGTGCCCTATCAGCAGGGGCGCACCACCGGCGACGATTGGCGCGTGCCCTGGGAGCAGGCCCGCCGGCCACCGCCTGGCATCGACTTGCCGCCAGATCCGCCTGAGCCGCCGGTGCTCGAGCCGGTGGAGGGCACCACCACCCTGCAATTCTGCCACGCCATGCCGAGCGCCCCGTGGGTGCTGCAGTTCGGTCTGACGTGTGAGATACCCACCCCGACCATTCCCGTCAAAAGGCTCTATATCGTGCAAAACTCCGCGCGCCTGGTGCGCCTCTCCGATGGCCTGGAGCTGCCGGCCACCCAGATGACGCTCAGCATCGACGCTGACAGCTGGGCATGGTCATTCTCTGCCGGCCTGGCAGGGCGTGATGCTCAAGCGCTGGTGACCGGCACCGATGGCCAGCCGGTGGAGGTGATGGCCGAGATCAATGGCGAGCAGTGGCGGTGCCTGGTGGATGGCTGGCGACGCTCTGAGAGCTGGCAGAGCCATAGCGTGACCATCAGCGGCCGCTCGCTCGCGGCGTACCTGGGCGCGCCCTACGCCACCGCGCGCAGCTACACCGAGGACAGCCAGGCCACCGCCTCGCAGCTTGCCCGTGCTGAGCTGCCAGAGGGCTGGTCACTGGATTGGCGCATGACTGACTGGGTGGTGCCCGCCGGTGCGTGGAGTTATGACAGCCTCGCGCCCATCGACGCCATCTCGCGGATCGCCCAGGCGGCCGGCGGCTATGTGCAGGCCCATCAGCAGGATCAGACCATTATCGTGGCGTCACGCTTCGAGGCAGCGCCCTGGCGCTGGGCTGAGGTCGAGGCTGATCTGGCGGTGCCCCGTGACATCATCACCCAGCTGGGCAGCGATCAGCAGCCAGGCGATGCCCGCAATGCCGTGTGGCTGTATGGTGATACCGGCGGCATTCAGGCCCAGATCATCCGGCAGGGCACCGCGGGCGATCAGCTGGCACCCACCGTGGTGGATAGCCTCATTACCGAGCAGGCGCCCGCACAATCGCGCGGCATCGCAGAGCTTGCCGCCACACTGCGCCAGTCCACGGAAAGCATCGAGATGCCATTGAGCGCCTCGCTGGGTGGGCTGGTGTTGCCTGGGCAGCTGATCGAGTGTGATGGCTGGCGTGGTGTCGCGCGTGGCGTGAGCGTCAGTGCAAGCCTGCAGGGGCGAGCCCTGAGCGTCCGTCAATCCCTCGAGCTGCAGCGCTTTCATCAGTGAGCTTGCGAGGGATATCAATCTGAATTAGAAAGAAGGCCGTTAGAATGGTGAATATCCATAGCTATTGTTTGATGTTGCTATCATTGTCGTGATGAGAGGAAAAGGGATTGATGTTGTTTTAAATATAGCAGCGCTCGCACATCATGCCGAGCGCTGAAGGTTAATTTTTATATCGAGTTGATCTGTTAGAGCAGCAGAGCAAACATGCTCTATAATATATTTATCAAAGAGTTTTGGTTGGCCTGATACGATCTTCCTGGACTGCTTATTAGTCCATTGAAAGTATACCCTGTAGACGGGATCGGCGAGAAAGGATCACTATGTATATCTATATCATAACCTTTCAAACAGTTTCCAAACTTACCTAGCGCAATAGTTTTTACAGATTTTGCACCGCCTTTTAACAACAATGCCGCGGCTACACCAAAAGACACACCATAAGTTGTACAGTCATCCAGCAAGATTACGTTTTTATCTTTCAAAGATTTCTTGTAGAAAGGGTTGATATGTATGGTTTCTATTTGATTGTTAGGTATACTTCGACCTGTAGACGCACCTTTTGATCTCTTAGGTGAAGCTGAATGTCGTATAAAAAGTGGTTCTTCTCTCTTTGCATGCCGAGCGCGAGTAGTTGCAGTCCTGAGTCTATGACTAAACTCACTTAATACATCTGTATCATTGTTAGTGCTAGAAGATGATGGGTATATACCCCACATGGTTTTTTCTATATTTGTGATATTGTCCTTCAGTAAGGATCTGGCTGTAATAGCTAATAAAGAGTTTAGTTTGTTTCCGCCATTTTTTACAACCTTCGTAATCCTAGCGGAAAAATCACTTTGCGGTTGGGATTGATTGTAGCCCGATAGGTCTGATAAGGATGATACTGTGTAGGAACAAAAATCTACATGGTGCCACCACAGATTATCCCAAGAACTAATTGTGTCTACAATTTTCTCAAAATCAGAAGGAGTACCAGAGCTAATCCCAAGATTGCGCACATAGTCTTCATTAGACCATGAGGCCCCTATAATAAGGGCGTTGCCATTTGTTCCCATTTGCACGTCAATTTTGCTATATGCTAGCACTATCACATCAAATATCGTAGATGCTTCAGCATCGGCAATTGAACTGATAATAGTGCCTTTTTGTCTTCCTAGCTCTTGTAAAAACTTCACAGAGCTACCTGAGAAATGTGCATCGAACCAAGTTGGCTTACTATGATTTGATACCATGTAAACACTATGCTGCTGTTTTGCGGCAATGTTTTTTAAGGAGGTAGCCACGTCTGTTGAACAAACGCCATTTTCATACATTATCTTTGTAGAGCAAATTATAACCGACATTATACAATCCCTTGTTTAGTTTATATTGTTTGTGATATCACTGATATCGTTGACTTTTACTGCTCCGAGTTTTAAATACTCATTAGGCCATGTTAACGTTTTATCCTCGAAACAGCTATTGAGTATAAATAATTTTCTGCCTTGACGTATTGCATGACGAGCTTGAGTTAACGTGCCTGATTTATCTTTGGCTTCAATTATGACCGTCGCTTTAGATATGCCGGACATAGTTGCGTTTCTCTCCGGGAAAAAGCGGCTATTAGCCTTGTAGGATTGACCGGAATAATATAGGTACGGTATTTGGCTTATTAGTAGATGGTTTCTTGAGATATAATTTTGAAAACTCGAATTCTTTTTAGGGTAGCTTTTATGTGTAGGAGTCCCAATTACTGCAATAGTATTGCCTCCACTTAGTACGGCAGTTTGATGCACGATTGTATCAATGCCATCAGCAAGGCCGGATACCAACGTGTAATCATGTTCGATTAATAGCTTGGCTATTTTATGTGCTCGTTGTTGACCTTCAAACGAAGCCTCTCTTGAACCAATAATTGCTATAGTCTTTGTTTTTAAAAGGTCAGGGTTGCCTAGGAAATAAAGAAGTTGTGGGCTATTTTTAACGTTATTCATTAATTCAGGGTATTTTTCGTCCCCCTTCAATAATACTCCTACTTCCCTTAGATGTTCCTCCCCGGCTTCTAAGATCAGTTTTTCTACTGTCGATTCAACATGGCCGGCTTTTAGTAGTGTTTGCTCTGCATCTAGATTACTAGCTTGAAAAAAGCTCCACAAAGTTGAATAGTTTGTAGAGTACTTTAGGCATAATTCTTCATATGCTGCTATCAATTTAATCTTGTTCTTAGCTCCTTCGTTATCATCCATCTTATTGCCTTTAAACTGTCAATGTGATCTGATTTTTCAATCAGAGGCTTAATTTACTTTACTTACAAAACGGAGAAAAGCAATGGGGAATCCCTACAAGCGACTACTAGCATTATTTCCTAGCATACCGCGGCAGGTAGGGGAAGTGATTAGTGTCAGTGGATCGCGCGTGCGCGTGGATCTAGTAGGGGGCGGTATGCGCACCTGTCAGGGCGATGCACAGGTGGGTAGCATGGTCTACGTGGAGGGGGATCAGATCACTGGCGTGGCGCCGAGCTTGCCGGTGGTGGTGGTCGAGGTATGA